TGTCAAGAACTATTTTTCATAACTGCTTTATATTATAACCTTGTTTTATGTAGTGCCCCATACGATTCGACGCCTGCTTTCTTGCAGTATTTCCTTTCAGATGTATGTCTATAATCACTGGGTCTATCTTTCCTTCCTCTTTTCTTATTACTCTTCCAATTAGCTGAGTGAGCAGGGGTTCGTTATTGATGGGTGTGCCCAAAATAAGGCAACTAAGGTTATTTAGCGATATTCCTTCCGAGAAAATAGCCTGTGTACCAAAGAGAATGTCCTTCTTACCGCTCCGAATTTCAGACATGTACTCTTCTCTATCCTCATGTGCGACTTCACCCGTAATACATATTGCGTTCTCACCTGTCAATTCAGCGCATGCTTTCAAAAAGAAGACTCGATCACTGACCACCAACACTTTATGCCCTCTTGCGGCGTAGGCCGCGGCCAGCATTGAGACAGTGTGTAAGTATTCTTCATTGCTTGCTAGTGCAGTTACTCGATTTGCCCACGGAGTTCTGTTTCCATCCATAAACCGTACCTCGGACTTTAGAATGTGTATACTCGGAGGCATAAAGTTCTCCTTCGGGGGTTTATAGACATCTTGTCCAAAGTAATCTCGAAAGACTACATGTTTCCCGTCTTTTCTTTCTATGGTTCCTGATAGCCCTAACTTATATCTGCAATAATTAGAGTCGATAATCCTAGAAAAAGTCGGAGAGGATACGTGGTGCATCTCATCCAAAATAACTGTGCCGAAAGCCTTTCTTATAGCGGGTAAGTTACGGTATAAAGTTTGAGTATTACCAATAACTATAGGAGCATCAATTTCAAACTTTCCGCTACCTATAATTCCAGGTGTAATACCAAAAACTTTCTCTACTTCTTTTGCCCACTGAGTACGCAGAGGTACTGTATGAGTTACAACCAGAGTTTTCTGTCCTAGTTTACCTGCAATAGCTAATCCTGTAAAAGTCTTTCCCCAGCTTACCCAAGCGTTGATAATACCATTATCTTCGATTGCATTGAATACGTCTTTTTGACTTTGACGTAAGTCGAACTTAAACTCAGGAAGGTCTACCGGAATCTTAGTCCGCTTATCTACTATTTCATATTCATCTGGTATAAGATCCGTTCTTCCAATAGGAATACTAATGAGATTCGTATTTATCCTTTGCATGTTTTTTATTACCAGCGGCGGGTCAATAGGGCTGTACGAAGGAATAGTATATGTAAGCTCTGAGTTGATTGCTTCCTTTAACTCTCTAGTTACTTCCATATAAATTCTATTACTAAGTACTGCTTTCATTCGTAACAATCTCTATTAGTTTTTCTTGTTCTATTAGTTCAATTATCTTATTGGTCAGGGTTATTTCGGCTTCGATAAAGGACTGTCGAGCGTATAAAGTATCTAGCTTCGCTTTATACATTCCCAACTCTGCCTCTTTCTCTCTTGCCTGAGCTAGAGAAATTATCTTAGCGTTACTCACCCAACCCTGCTTTTTCGCGAGCTATGATATACTCTTTTACGAAGTCGCTTCGAACAATGTCCTTTACCTCAAAGTTTATTATAGCAAAAGATCCCATAGTTTTAAGAATGCTTAGAAAGGGTCTTATTCCATTATTTTTTATATCAGTCTGTTTGAAGTCTCCAGAAAAAATAATTCTACAGCCTCTACCTACTCTAGTAATAATTGAATCCAGCTCATGAAAGGTCATGTTCTGACATTCATCTATTAAAATAACGGAGTCCTTTAGAGTTATTCCTCGTATAAAAGAAGTAGTCATAAAATGCACTAATCCTTTTGTTTTGAGAATATCGTAAGCATCTCCCCTATCAAAAAGCTCTATAGCTATATTCTTATAAGGCTCTTCATATACGGCACTTTTCTCTTTTTCACTGCCGGGTAGAAATCCCATGTCTCTAGTAGGTACCGCACTTCTAATAATAATTAGCCTATCGTATAGGCCTTTTATCATATCATCAAACGCAAGATAACAAGATATAAAGGTTTTTCCCGTTCCAGCTACTCCATGAAGCACAAGATGCTTATCACTTTCAAATGCACGAATTTGATTTTGGGTCAGGGGCTCTGTTTCCCAGAGGCTTAAGCCAGACCCGACTAAAGTTTTTTGTTTTTTTCTCATAAGATTAAATTTTTCTTCGAGTATTGGTTTTTTTGGTTTCTGAAAACTCGTAAATGAGCCAAGGCATTCCTTGAACATATAAAACCCCTGCCCAAGTGTTTTCGGGCAGAGGGGGTCGTCTTTGTCTAAAAGGAAAGTTTATACCTTTTAACCAAAGTATACTAGCAACATCTTTTCTCTCTATCTTTTTTATTTTGTGATATTTTAAAGATGCCATCATAGTTTTTTCATAGGTAAATAAAGAACCTACATTATCTATATAAGCAGAAGGGGTTTGCTTTATGAGTCCAATTACATCTAGTAAAGACTTCTTTAATACTAGTAAATCCTTGAAAGGAGTCTGCAACCTTCTTATTCCTAGGGTCTTCCCTCTCATGTTTCTATCATCCAACAAAAGCCCATCCAAGTAAACTAAGCCGTCTTGTTCGGACCAGTTATCTGAAGGAAGTTTGAAAATAGGAAAAGATACCCTATCAAACTGCTTATACGTTATCGCCATGTCGTTCTTTGTAGTCCTTTATTGCGGCTTTTATAGCGTCTTCCGCTAGTACACTACAATGAATTTTTACAGGAGGAAGACCCAGCTCTTCTACAATTTGTGTATTTTTAATTTCTCCGGCTTCTTCTAGGTTCTTACCCTTTACCCACTCTGTTAAAAGAGAGGAAGAGGCAATAGCACTACCACACCCATAGGTTTTAAACCTAGCGTCTTGGATAATTCCATCCCGTACTTCTATTTGAAGTCTCATGACGTCGCCACAGGCAGGTGCTCCGACCATTCCTGTGCCAACACCTTCTTTAGTTGGATCGAACTTTCCTACGTTTCTAGGGTTGTTGTAGTGCTCTAGGACTTTATGCGAGTAGGCCATATTGCTTCTCAAATTTGCCCATTGAATAGTCTTCTCCAACCTCGAAGTCACATCCAACTGGGGCACCGGGAATACTAATTCCTCTGTCTAGTTGCACAAACTTTTCTAGCTGTGCGCTATATTCTTCGACCTCTTCTTCTGGAACCTCTGCAAGGATAGAGTCATGCACAAGTGCAAAGATCCTAGCTTTCATCTCATTCTCTACTACATAGCGATGAGTATCGATTGCACCAAGAAGATTAATATCGGATGCAGGAGACTGAACAAGAAAGTTCAATCCAGACCGTATAGTATGACTACGTATCCCCGAATCCTCAGAAGTGATATTAGGAAGTCTCCTCTTTCTTCCGAAGAAGCTGTATACGAAGCCATTTTTCTTGATAAGTCTTTCGTTACTATCAATCCACCTTTTGAGCTGGTGGAATGCAGAAAAGTACTCGTCAATGACTTCCTTTGCTTCTGATATACTAAAGAACTTACCTGAGTCTTTGGTGACTTGCTCACTAATTTTCTTTGGCCCTGCTCCATACATAATACCAAACGTTACTGCTTTTGCAGCCTGTCTTTGAGTAGGGTAGTACTCAGCAACGTCTTCTACTGCACAAGGAAGCGCGAACACTCTCTTCGAGATTGTACTATGAAAGTTACCACCGCTCTGGAACACTTCTTGGAGTGCTTTATCTCCAGCGAGCTTTGCAGCAACATAAACTTCTGCAGTGGTCAAGTCCATTGCAACAATCTTATGGCCTTCTGTGGCTTTAATGCATCCCTTGACAATTGGATTGTCACGAGGAAGCTGTTGCATGTTTAACTTGCCACTGCTACTGAGACGACCAGAAGTAGTGCCATGAAGATTAAAATTGGTACGAAGTCGCCCATCCATATCCAGTTCTGGTAGAATCTTATCAAGGTAAGTGTTTTTAATTTTAGATTTTTGACGTATGTTGAGAATATATCTAGGAATTTCATGTTGTTCTGCCAATTGTTGAAGGACTTCTGCGTCCGTAGAATGTGCACCTGTACCGGTCTTTTTTCCAGTGGGTTTAAGACCTACGAAGTCAAACAGCAAAGCTCGAAGTTGAACTGTGCTATTCGGGTTAAAGTCTTTGCCTTGATACTCCTCGAACTTTGCTATCTCTGGGAATTTAGACAACCCCGCCACAGCTTCGTCAATCTGTTGCTGCATAAGGTTCTGTGCAGCATATAGTCGAGTTTTGTCAAAAGGAACACCGTTATCTTGGGCATCAATAAGAAAGCTACACCCAGGAATAAGGATATTGTCATATACTGACTTGAGTTTTGGGTTTTGCTTGATTTTTACGAATTTCTCAAAGAGAAGATAAGTACATACAGCATCCATAGCTGCATACGTATACATCTCACTAAAAGGAATCATATTCCACTCGAAGCTCGCGTTGTTGTACCCATTTGCACGCTTGAACTTAGTCATCCAATCGTACATAGGTTTTTCGTAGTCCCCATAGGGAGTGAACTTAAGAGCCAGCTCTTTGAGACCGTGATGGCCAGGATTTTCGTCTATGAGATAGTGAAGAAGCATTGTATCTTCATATCTAGGAAACTCAAAGTTGAAGTGATACTTGAAGTAAGCCAAGTCAAACTTTGCGTTATGAAAGATTATTATCTTTTCTCTAAACAGTTTTGCTAGCATATCCTCTAGCTCATCATCTAGGCACTCTACGTCTATATAGACGCCATGCTCACCGTTGTAAGACATGGAAAGACCTAACATGTGGCCGTTACGAGGATAGAGACCGTTTGTCTCTGAGTCAAGAGCCATATACTCGCCGGGGTGTGCTTGAGCTTGAAGAACCCACTCTTTTGCTTCTTCAGTATCTTGAATACCGCGAGCAATACTGTCATTAATCACTACATCTTCGATCTCGCCGTTGATGTACTGAATAATTCTTTTCTTGGAATCTTCCCATGTTCTACGAGCCTCTGGCTTGAAAGAAAGCATGGCAGGATTGATTACAGGAAGGAACTTGCTCTCTACTTTCCGTCCTGAGAATTCTGTAACTGAGCTAATTTTTGTGAAGTATTTGAGGGCATCTGCGCCCACGAGAACAATCCAGTCATATAGACTGGTGTCAATGTCAATGTCACAGTCACGCTTGAGAGGCTTCTTGATAGAAGTATCAGAGCACAACTGGTATTGATCGAATTCAAATGCGTTGTCAAACTCTTGAAGGAAGTCTGTACGTGAGCTTTTTGTTTCTACTAATGCAACTTTAGGCATATAATCTCTTCTCCAATTTTTCTACTTGGGATCGAGTAAGTGCGCCGGGATCCAAATCAGAGATATGAATATTCCGGCAGGTGAGATCAAGTTTCTCGCACATACTCTTTACGTTTTCTGCTGCTTTTTGTCCGGGGTCATCCCCGTCAAAGAATACAGCTATCTGATGGACATTCTGCATACGAAGAATATTTAGCTTATCTTCGTTAATGTTATTTGTGCCAAAGCAACAAATAGCATTATCAATACCTTTGTCATGAAGGTTGAGCATGTCAAACAAACCTTCTACAAGAACTACTTCTCCGTGTCGAGGAAGAACTCTTGGAAATAATGGAATTTTTACACCGGGAGGGCTGAACCTATACTTAGGAACACCGTCCCCTGTGTGTCTACCTTGAAACCCTACAATCTTTCCTGACAGGTCTCGAATAGGAAAATTAATTCTATTCGTAAAGTCTGAGTCGTTATGTTGGAATGCGTCAAACTTTGCATATGTTTTTGGAGAAATATCTCTCCAGTTTCCTACATAGGGTAGGTAGTTTACAGGCATTTCCAAACCGATAGACTCCGCTCGCTTTTGTCGAATTTTTTCTATAAGAGCGTTTCTTTGGACCTGCAACCCCGTTGCGACTTCGCCAAAGTGAGTAAAGATATTACCTCTGAACTCACACGAGAAGCAATTGAACCTACCGTCAATACGGTCAATTCTCATGCTAGGATTTCGATCAGGGTGCTCAGGGTTAAGACAGTGTACTACATAATCATTTCCTTTTATCATGTAAGGAAGTTGCTTAGAGCTTAATAGTTCTTCTACTGTCATTATCCGAATCGCCAGATATCAAGGCCCCATCGACGACCTTTTTCTTTTGTTCTGTGGATAAGAACTTCGTAATTCGCTATCAGTTCTGTTTCTAAGTAAGAAAGCGGCATAGCACGAAGTTCGGCTATTATATCACCAGCCTGCTCAGATCTTTGATCTAACAAAGCTTCCTGCAGCCGACGTAAAAGTCGGAATTTTTCTTCATTTTGTTTCATATAATATACATTGTCAATTATATGAAACATCAAAGGTAGCGACAAGTAGCTCGATAAGCTCCTGCTCACTGTCACTAAGGTTTTCAATATCTAAGAAGCGCTTGTTACGCTCATAGATTGAGTGGGCCTCAATAGGAGATAATTCATCAACCCCCTGCACATGCCATGCAAGCTCCTTTAGCTGGGGATAGTCTGAGAATGATAGTCGAACCGGCAGTTTGCCCACATCGTCTCTATTAACCTCACACTCTTTGTTCGTTTCTTTCATTGGAATATTATATACGCTTTTATATGTAAAGTCAAGAACTATTTTTAGGAAAGGGCTTCCCAGAAAGTAATAGGTTTTTCTTCTTCTTCTTCTTCTCTGTCAAACAAATATATCAGTTTCATAGTTCAAAGATATCATCTTGGTTAGGACCCTCTTCAGAGTCATCAGAAGTTTTATCTCCAGGAGGAAGAGCACTATTCGGTCCAATACGAAGACTAGACCTATTGTACTCAGACGTGAAATGCCGCATACCTGCGTTACGCATTTTCTCACACTTGAAGGTGATACAAGAATCCTTTTCAGTGTAAGCATCTAAAGTGTACGCTGCATCTGCCGAATCCAGAATACCTTTAGCGAAACGTGCTTCACCTGTTGCGTCAATTTGGTATGGTGAGATAACCGTACAGTTGTACTCTTGTGCCATGCCTTTGAGGGCTTTACTTACTTCTATTTGTTCCGTCCAGTCAAACTGACCGGCTCGAGTATTTAGACCCCCACGCTTTACTTGGTTGATATAGTCAACAAGGACTACACCTGTATCTAAGTTTTCAACCTTTTTATCAAGCTCCGCTCGAATACGAGACAAAGAAAGGCTCGGATCATAAATTACATCTAGCTGATTAGTAGGGTGAAGCTCACAGGTAGTTGTGAGATCATGATGGAACTTATCGAAGTCTCTATGGACTTTATAGTCCTCGAGTTTTGGTTCGCTTTCTACAAAGCGACTTGCCCACCATTCTGCAACTGCATACCATTCAAATATAGAAAGGTTTTTAGTTTTAAGTTTGCCAAAATCTAAGCCTGTGGCAATAGAACAAAGTCTCTGGAGAATTTGACGACTGGGCATTTCTATAGTAAAATAGAGTGCTGAGCGACCAGACTTCCAGATGTTATGAGCAATATTTGCACACGTAATGGACTTACCTGCACCTCTTCTACCCCCAATCAGAACTAAGTCTGTGGGTGAAAAAGTAAACATATCATCATACTCAGCATTCAAGCCAAGTGGAATGAACTTGTCAAGATCATCATCGGAATCAAACAAAGGAATACGCTGCATACTCTCTTCAGGTTTCTGCAGGTCTACCTTGTCTTCTATATCAATAACAATCTGATGCAGGTGAGACACACTTTCTTCTGCATCTTCAAAAGACACAGAATTCTCTACATAGTTCTCGAGGGAGTCTAGGACTTCTTTTTGAGTATACTCATTCTTGAGATACTCCAGAAGCATATATGCGTCTGCTTCTACCTCTACAGACTGAATAGCATAAAGCTTTTCAAGAGTTGCAGAATCGCGTAGACTAAGTTCTAAATCCTCAAAGGTGGGGAGTTTGTGATATTTACTCGAGTGTTTCTCTATTTGTGAAAAAATAGTATGATACTGCGAAGGTAAATAATCTCGACGAACGTTACTCCAGGTCTCAAAGTCCTGAAGCATAAGCACTTGTTTTATAAGTGCGCTCGCTAAGTTCAAACTTCCCCCCGAAAAACTTGCAAAGAGAAGCCCCCCACCGAAATAGGAGGCTTAAAAAAGCCCCCCACCGAAGCAGGGGGCTTACAAAAAAGAATTAGCCTGCGGCTTTTTCTTTTCGAGCACGACCATCGTAGTCATTAGCAGTAAGGCCACGACGGGTAAGCATCGTTTTTACACCGCGAATGGTTTTGCCGATTGTATCAGCAATTTCTTCTACGGTCATCTCTTCGATGCCGTTGATCCCTTCGAAGGGGTCTTCTTTCGCAGTGCCTTTGGTGTGCTCTTGACGCGGAATCGCGTCGATCACACCCATACGCAGCAAGCTGAGAGCTTTACCACGAACGCTAGGAATCTCACGACCGAGAGCGTCAGCGATATTCTCAACAAAAGCGCCGTCGTTTACCATTGTGATAAACTGGGCCTCCTCTGTTTCGGAATAGGTCCGAACCGTTTCCACTTTGGGAGCCGGCTTCACGTGGTCCGTGAGTTCCATAGACAGGATCTTTCCTTGAACCTGCTTTTTGTTGAAAGTCCCGCTTTCAAAATGCTCAGCTACTTGAGCATAGGTGTATTCGCCACTGTTATCCTGCACGAATGCAGAGAGAGTTGAAGCCTGAGCGTCGCTAAAGCTACGACCCCCAGAGGCGGATACTAGTGATACCTCGTAACCCATCTTTCGCAGTTTGCTCGAGATAGAACGAGTAGAGGTTATAAGCAAATCAGCAGCTTCTGCTACAGTTGCTTGAGAGATAGGTTCTTCGTCACCTACAAAGTGTACGAGGTCTTCAGTGCGCTCGTCAGTCCATTTAGGCAATGCCATGTGTTTCTCCAATAAGGTCTTTTAAATGTGTAATAACAATAATGCCAGAGTCTCTTGCTCTTTGAGTCTTTGCTGATTCGATACCACTTTCGTTTACTAGATGCGTAACATCCCTTGTTATAGACGACTTCACAAGGTAGCCTTGCTCACTCAGAGCTTCTGCTGCCGCTGCTTTCGTCTTAAAACTCTTTAGTCTACCAGAAATACAGACTACTCCCTGAACAGAGGGTTGTGCTGTTGGTTGGTTGAACTTGAAACTATGTGGTAGTTCACAGAAAGGGTATTCATTTTCTACCCAATTTAATAGCGACTGAGTAGCCTTTGGTCCAAGACCCGCTTTTTGGCAACTTTCATAGTTTACATCATAAATGTTTTTACAGATTGATGAAAGTTTAGCGGAAGCTGTCTTGCCAACCAAAGGAATACCTAGTGCCGGTAGAAGTAAGTTTAGACTTGCATTTACCGAGTTTCTAATTTCAAAAAATAGCTTCTCTGCAACCTTCTCAGAAGCGAGAGCCTCTGCTATCATCATCTTTGTCAGGGTATAAATATCTGCAAAGTCTGATAACTCCAGCTTTTGTATACTGGCGGGGCCAAGCCCTTTGATTTTCAAAGTCTTAGCGAAGTGCTCTATCTTCCTTGAAGATTGAGAGAAGCAGTCAGTATTCCTACAATAGAGTAAATCGTTCGACCACTCAAGTGCAGCTTCACAGCTAGGGCACTCTGTGGGGGGAACGATTTCTGTCATGTTGGAACCTTTCATTGAAATTGAACACATATTATATGAAATTTTGAGGTTTTTGTCAAGAACTATTTTTTCTGATGTCAGACTAGTCAACACGTCTGACAATCCGCGGTATAACTTCACCACTACGAATAACTTCTACTTGACACCCCAGTTCAAGGTTTAATGCACGAATATATTGAATGTTATGCAGCGTTGCACGAGAAACGGTAGCGTCGTTAATATTAACGGGTTCCAGAATTGCTACTGGACTTACAACTCCTGATTTTCCTACTTGCCACACAACATCCAAAAGTCGAGAGAGAACCCCCTCTTTCAAGTCTTTTCTAGCTACACTCCCTCTTGGGTGGTGTGCTGTAAACCCCATATTATAGTACAAAGTACTAGAGTTTATACGAAAAACCTCTCCATCGGTAGGGAACTCGTCCTCTAAGCCTTTGCCTAGAGCACTTTGAAATCCAAGCTCTTCGAGAAGATTTAAGGTATCAAAATAAGTTTCCTTTTCAGGTTCTCCCTCCGTTTGTAAATCATAGGCTACAAAGGTAAGCGGACGGCTATAAAACTCGTTCACGTCCTTTAGATTCAGCGACCCCGCAGCAAAGTTCCTAGAGTTAGGAATTTCTTTGGGAGCTACCACTTCGCCTGTGATTTGTACTAGCTTATCGGTATAAGAAATACACTGAGGAACAAGAGACAGAAACTTATCTGTAACATCCCTACCTAGATTTCCGTCTCCTCTTGTTAAAGCTAGTAGCAGTGTACCCCCTCCATAGAGAAGGGAGACAGCCGCACCATCCAGCTTGGGAGTTTTTATGACAGTTCTTCCTTCGGAGAAATCCGAAACTTCTTTGTCTGTAAAAACTTTTTGCAGAGAGTACATGCGAATGAAGTGAGGGACTCCATCCGTAATCTTATGTCCAACGGCACCATAGTTGTATGCCGCACACAAAATGTCGAACTCAGCATCCGATACGACAGGACTACCTCTGTAGTACATGTCGCTAAGATAATCTAAAAGTTCCATAGCTTCTCTCACTGAATGAACCTATATTATACAGCCGAGAGGGGAGAAAGTCAAGATTTAATTATAGATCTCATCCAAATAATCTTTGAAGTAAGTCTCTAGTATATCTTTTGCTTCTGCCAGTGAAAGTATCTCTACTAGACCTGCGAAAAGTTCCCTGGAGTTATTGAAATCTAACTCCATAGCTATACCTTCTTTTGAAGGCTTCCACTCTTCATCAAAGTCTAAGTAATACTTACGAAGGTGAAGATACTCTATATCTCTGAAAGTATTTACAGAGAGCCTTACCTGAATATTCTTCTCTTCGTCTATGTGTATTACTTTTTCAAAAGCGGAGGGTGCGTCATGGAGTTCCATTTAGCCCTCGTTCTTTAGAATCGAAGACAAAGGAAGAACACTTTTTACGTTAGACGGCTTTAGCAGCCTATACGAGTCCGTATCCCAACAAAAGAGCAAAAGAGTCCCTTCAGACTGTTCCGCCCTATTAGCTTTCTTTTGAATATATGGGGTGCTAAAGTCTAGCGTACAAACGTTATACTTTAGCCTTTTTGAGTTTTCACTTTTGTAAGTGATAATTGCATCACCATATTCGGTGACCAAATTTATTAACTCTTGCTTTCTCATTACCTCTTCCTAGTAGATTAGCAAAATCTTTTACTGCCCTTCTAGGAGAAATAAGGGCCCTTTGGATAACAAGGTGGGCCAAACCCCGTCTAGCTATTCAAAGCTAGATAATAAGTCGGAACCCGGCTAGCAAGCATCCTCGCCTTTTGTGGCGAAGGACGCCGTATCCTGTTCAGGAGTATTATAAGTAAAAGGACCATCGACGGGCCCACTATTGCCGAGCTGAAGCACCGTGGTAAAGTACTGTGCAGCCTTACCGGTCATCTTACTGATGATCTCTTCGTCAACCTCT